ATTTAAAAGCCCAGTACGCCAAGGCTATGCGAATTGCAAAGCAAAAAGCCAAGGCAAAAGAATCAAAATCAGAGGATTGATTACAACAATGACTAAGCAAATAACACTTGAAAAAGCACTCAAGCTTGTGGAGTTTGCCAAAACCACTTCTGGCGAATGGCAGATTAAAAACATCTACGGCGATGTCTATGGCGACGTCTGGGGAGATGTCCATGGCGACGAAACCCCCAAGGAAAAGCTTCCCGCTGCTGATTGGCAGTTGGAGCAGGTGATTGAGTGGCTTCGTTTTATTGCACAATACGGCAGATACAACCTGGATTTCCATAACGATACCAACTCGTTTCTCAATGATCTTCGAAAAGTAATGCGCCCAACACAGGAGAACGACCAATGAAAATTAAATTTGGCGTTTACTCTCGCTTGCTGTTTGCGCTGCTAGCCATTGTTAGCCCTCAACGTCTTGTGCAAGCTATAACAGCTGGCTTCCTGTCAGCTGTAGATTCAATGGAAGACGAAGAACTGAAAAAATTATTACAGGAGATGAACGATGCAAGTTGACCCTTATTTCCAGGTTGGCGTTTTAAGTCAGACCAAGGATCCTGCAACACTTTGTTGGCAGGCCATGCACCAGGACTATTCAGAGTCTTGGATTTTTCTTGAACGGTGTTTTGACCAACTACGGATCGAGTCAGAAGCTGGTGATCGAATCGTAAAGCACCTGCTTTTGGGAGGTCGCGGCCATTACGGCCCACTGGAACACGCCAGTATCACATTTGCTGTTGGCTATTTCCCTCACTCGGTAATCCAACAAGCTCGGACTCACAGGGTGGGCACCAGCTGGGACGTTCAGTCCATGCGCTATACCGGCCAGCGAATCGCTGCTGTAGCTGAGGGCGTTGTCGATGTCGAAGAGGCGTTCTACCTGCGACCTGTTGGTGATTACACCAATCGCCAAGGCAAGCGATATACATACGACGAGCGGCTACGGGCCAAGGATCTGCAGCACTGCGAGGATTCAGCCCGGCGTTACAAGGAAGCTCTTGATGCTGGCATATCAGAGGAGCACGCTAGAGGAGTGCTGCCGTTTGATTACCGGCAACATTTTGTCGTCACTTTCAACCTGCGCTCTCTCATGCACTTCCTCGACCTGCGGGGCAAGGCGGATGCGCAGATAGAAATTCATCAGATGTGCCAGTTGATGATGCCGCATTTTGCAGAGTGGATCGCGCCAGTTCACGACTGGTACACAAAAAATCGCTGGGGCAAAGCTCGTTTAGCGCCATGACAAAAGAATCACGCCATGACCACGGAGTACCTTTCAGCATGCATCCAGCACTAGATCCACATGAGCAGCAAGCCCGCGCTGACTACATCCACCGCCTTTACATCAACAGCGGGCGTACCAACGGCCTTTACACCGGGCTCTATCAAGAACGCATCCGGTATTTAGTCGCCATCGACCAGGCAGAGCATGCAGCCGCGTCCTCTAGCAGTAAATAAACCCCACCGGTGCCTCATAAAAGGCCGAGGCACCATCGAGGTCTTTACCACCGAGGACGGCAGTACTTGTTACCTAAGCTGCGCTGTCGGTATGTGCCGCTATTCCACCAACCTGCATCAAGCAGCGATCTACCTGGATCAGATGTTGCCTACTTCATAATAAGCCGTACTCTTACCTGTTAGTCTGAACCTGTCTGAACACAATAGGAGCTTCGTGGTAGATCGTGTCTATGGCCCCGACGGACTGAATGAACGGCAACGCATCGCCGCCAACTACCTTGCTCGGGGCACCACCATCCGCGAGACAGCTCGCAAGATCGGTGTCAGCGAGAAATCGATCTACACCTGGCGTCAGCGGGTCCCAGTCCAGCAGGCCATCTCGCGAATCCAGCAAGACATGCTTTCCGAGACCGGTGGCATGAACATCAGCACGATCCCTGACGCCATCAACATGCTGGACGCCATCATTAACGACGAAAACGCCCGGGCAGCTGATCGCATCGCGGCGGCTCGGACCCTGATGAGTGGAGCACAGGCTTATCAGGAACGTCGGATCCTCGAGCGTCAGATCCAGGATCTGGAGCGCCAGCTACTTCGCCTCACGGCGTACAACGACTCCGACGGACTCGAGCTCGTTTCCGAGACTGACGACGCCATTGACATCTGATGGCTTCTGTTTCTGCCCTCCGCAAGCGTGTAGAACGACTGCAGACAGAGCTGGAGCGACGTAAAGCGCGGGCTGCCAATTACGAGTCTGGTGTAGCCTCCACGTTGCCCACAGTCGCAAACTGGCCTGATTTCGCGCGCCGCACCTGGATTCGCACCAGCGGGACGGTGGCACCTTTTGACCCGTACGTGTACCAGGAAGATCTGGTCCGGTCCATCAACGCAAACCCCAATACACTCGTCAACAAGTCACGCCAGACCGGTGTTTCCGAAACTGTCTGCAATTACCTGCTCGACCGCGCGCTGACAGAACGAGGCTTCGCCGCGGTTGTCTTCAGCAAGACGCAGACGGACGCCTCCGAGCTCGGTCGACGTGTGCGTGCAATGGCGAACAGCCTGCGGGGCGAGACCATTCGCTACCTCACTGATAGCACTACACAGTTAGCGTTTGAAGGCCGGGGTACGCTGTATTTCCTGCCGGCCTCACCCCGCGCTGCCCGGGGCATCCCGAGCTGCTCCGTCCTGTTTATGGATGAGGCCGCCTTTCTTGAGGGTGCTGCAGAGATCTACCGCGGCGCCATGCCCACACTCTCCATGGTGGGTGACGCCGCCAAGGTGATCGTGGTCTCCACGCCCGACACCGAACAGGACTGGTTTGGCCAGCTCTGGCACACCGACGAAGGTAACTGGAACAAGGTCACCATCCACTACTCGCAGCACCCGATCTACGGGGCTGACCCCAGCTGGGCGCGTAAGACTCGTGAGTCTCGCCGCATGACCACGGCGGCATGGAACTCCGAGTACGAGCTCCAGTTTGGGGCCACTGATACCCAGATCTACCCCAATGAGCTGATTAATAAAGCCGCGAGGGGTCACTGGCGCGAGTGTGGGTCGATTAACCGTAGTTATGTCATAGGAATTGATCCCAATGCCGGAGGGAACGACTATTTCGTAGCAATGGTGATGGACATAACGTCCACGCCCTACGAGATCGTTGGTATGTACCGAGAGAATGGCAAGAGCACTGATTACAGCTTGAAGCATGTAAGTGAGCTAATAAAGGATTATATGCCTCAACGTGTAATTGTCGAGAAACAAGCGATGGGTGCTGTTATAGCTGAAGCATTGCAGCACATATTACCTAATTACGCCATTGAGACTTTCAATACGAGCAGGGCGTCCAAAACCGTAGCCACAGATCGCATTCTTTATATCCTCGAGCGCGATGAGTTGATCTTTCCCTCGGGCATTATTGCAGACGAGCTACGAGCGTTTCAACAGCAGGAGAACGGTGCTCGGCAGGCTGCTAGTGGAGCGCACGACGACACTGTGATGGCGCTGGCGTTTGCTTGCTCTTTAATTCCAGACACTCCAGCTACAGCAGGTTTCTTCGACAACATTTAGACCGTAGCCCAGTCTTGAGTCTCTGTATTTAACCAAACCTGGATTGCGTGCTCTCTGTATGGAGACCACCATTTCTGTTGTCTGAACCAATGGCGCCAGTCGCCTTCGCTTCCTTTTGCTTGGTTGCAGCAGATGCAGCAGCACACAAGGTTGTGCCTGTCGGTAGGCCCGCGTCGACTGCGAGGGCGCGCATGGTCCAGCGTGTCGCCTGGGCGACCGCAAGAAGCACAAAGGGACCCCCAGCTATTGAGGATCCCTTCGCGAAATTGCTGCTTGGCTTGCCGCTTGGTTAGGAGACTCGACCCATCGATTTGATGGTCAACCATTCCTTTTTGGGTGGCTTAATCAGTTTAACTGTCTGAACCGTAGTGCACGCCTAGAAGTCAGTTACCAGATACCAATCTGCATTACCAGATCCAGCTGCGTGTTACCAGATACTCAAGTCAGTTACCGGAGCAATCTGTATCTGGTAACAGTAGCGCTAGGATCAACACAGCTCCCTTGAGCCCTTCATTCCATGGCCAATTCAACATCAGAAGACTACCGGAATGATGGTGCGTTAATTAATGCACTTACAGGTTTAGGCGTAGCTAAGAAAGACAAAACAGTTAGCACAAACGTACGCTTTAACACGCTTCTTACTGAAGCTGAACTCGAATCTCTATACACCAGTGGCATCCCACGTCGCTACGTTGATGCCATCAGTGACGAGATCCTGCGTCATGTACCTACCATCTCTTTAGGTGGGGACGCAGCGGCCGATAGTGCTGACTTGCGCGCCTCGTTTAATCAATATCTCCAGACAACACAGTTTCACTTCGCACTTTCTGAGG